TACTGCGGTATCTGCTTATGGTGGTGAAGAGCTCGATCCACCACAATTTGGTAAGGTAGCAATTAGTGTTTATCTCAGAGACGATGCACAGCTTATTTCAACGACATTAGCAAATACATTTATTGAATATCTTAACGAAAGAAGTCCTTTGAGTATTGAACCAATTTTTGTGCAGACACAATTCTTGTATGCTGATGTTCATGCTCAGATTAGTTATACGGGTAAGATGACAACAGCATCTGCATCAGAGTTTGAGTCAAAAGTCAGGCAAGCAATTCAAACACATTCGGATACAAATCTTGAAAAGTTTGATGCAGTCTTACGATCGTCTAAGCTTGCTTCTGAGATTGACGGACTTGATACCGCAATCGAAAGTACTCAAATTGATATTATGCCGATTATTGAGTACTCGCCTATCACTGGAATAGCAGCTAATCCAAGATTCCAATTCGAAGCAGCACTCACAAAACCGTATCCATTTAATTTAACAACAGGATTTAGTGATTATAAACCCGCCGTCGTAAGTAGTGTATTTGATACGAGAGGTGGTGTCTGTGTTTATATTCAAGACGATGGTAAAGGAAATCTTCAGCTCATTACAGATAACATTACAAATCCTGAAATTGTTGAGCCAAGAGCTGGTACAGTCGATTATAAAACGGGTGATGTACGCTTGTCAAATTTATTTGTCGAAGGTTATCCCGGTGCAGCAATTAAGATTATGGCAAGAACTAAGCTTGACGACATAAAGGCACCGAAAGGAAGGGTGTTTATTATTCGAGACAGTGATGTAAGATTTAGCGCTTCAAGAGAAGATTCAAACGCCTATGGAAGCATAGACGGAAATACAAATAGCAGAACAGCGTACTAACAGGATTATTTCCAATGGCGGAAATCGAAAAGAATATTGCTTTTTTTATTCAGTCGCAATTCCCTGCGATATACAGGGAAAATGGCGAAGAGCTCGTTTCGCTTATTGAAGAATACTACAATTTTCTAGAAACAGATACAAAGCAAACACACTATAACTCAAGAAGAATATTCGATTATCGTGATATCGATACGACTCTTGAGAGCATGATTATTTTCTTTCAGAAAAAGTTTCTTGCAGATCTTCCACTTAATGATTCAGACAGCGTTAGATTCATTGTTAAAAATATTCTCGATCTCTATCGAAGAAAAGGCACACCCGCGGGTATACAATTATTCTTTGCTCTCTTCTTTGACGAATATGAAGCTGAGATTACTTATCCAGCTCGATACATGTTTAAGGTGTCGAACTCTAAGTGGAAAAACGGCATTTATTTACAAATGGTGCCAAATAAGAATAAGTTCTTTAGCACCACGGGTAGCGAATATAGCTACCAAGATCTCTTAGGAAGAACAATTACTGGTTCATCTTCGGGTGCCCAGGCTGCTGTTGACAAAATTAACTTTGTCATTCTTAATAATATCCTTACGCCAATCATTTATCTCGATGAAGTCTTAGGCACGTTCCAAAAGTTTGACGATATCATTACGAATATTGATGGTGAAGTTGTTTCTTTTGGTCGGATTGCAGGTTCACTTGATTCTGTTGCTATCGACGACGGAGATCAGGCTGCAACAACCGGACACAAAGTAGGTGACATTTATAAAGTTAAAACATCGACCGGTCGAGGTGGTGAAGTCGTAGTCACAAAGGTGTCTGACGATATTTCCGGAGAAATTAATTACACAATCGAAGATGGTGGCTATGGATACACTATCGATAATACTCGTCTCGTCGTATCTAACCAATCAGTTCTTTTTAAACAAGTAGAATTTGAAGAAAATAGAGAAGATCTTACATTTGAGCCTTATGAAAGAATAAGGGATTTTGCTGGAAACGAAGCACGAGTAGTAGGACAATCCGATAACGTTTTAGGTGTACAAGTTTATTCAGGAATTCATGGTGAATTTAGTATTAATAGACTTCCACTTATTACAGTGGATCGTAGTCCTAATGTGATAATTGACCCGTCGTGGGTTGGACTTGTTTCTCCAAAGAATGATACTTCGCCCGGTGATATGTATGTTGATACAGGATCGACAGACGACGTCAAAATTCTTGCGCTGGGTAATCCAACTAACGTAGACGTTATTACAGACTTAATTGCTCCTCACTTAGCAACAGTACTTAATATTCCAGACTACGAAGTGAATGCACCATTCTCTGGTACTGCTTCACCAGTTAATTTAAGTACACCATTGAATCAAGCGTTTGATATTCAGACACTTACTATCGGTTCAATTGAAGAGTTCGAAAATATTAATCCAGGTAGTGAATACACCTTTGATGTATTTGCGTTAGCGAAGGATGATATCTTTTCTACGTTTAAGCGAAAGAGTCAATTAATTAGTTTTCTTGAGCCTTCCTCAGCCGGACTTTTTGATGTCGGATCAATTATCGAAGAAGCTGGTACGGGCATCAGAGGTGAAGTCAAAGCAATCAACGTGCAGAAAGGATTTATTTCAGTCGTCGCGTTTGATTACTATGGATTTACTGGAAGCCCTATTATTCGAGCGAATGGTAATGTTACAGTGAGCGGCGTGTCGATAGATTATGATTCGCCGATCCTTGGCGAAAACGCGGTGATTGACGCAGAAACAGAATTTGCTATCGGAAAGATTTCTGAAGTCAATGTTGTCGACTCTGGCTTTGGATATGTAACAGGCCAATCATGTACGATTGAAGATGTCGACGAACAAATTCACGCGGTCGGTATAGTAAGTGCAGAAACTCAAGGAAAGACCGGTGGATTCTGGTCTGACTTCTCTTCACACCTCAACGGATTCGAAGAGCTTCCGCAAACTTTATCAACACCTATTTTACCGACAGACGACCTCGCAGATTATGTTCAAGAAGTTTACGATGGACTTATTACTGCACCACCCGAAATAGGGCTATGGGCTGGAAGTGCTGCAGCAGATAGTGTTCTACTCTTTGATTTCAACGAATCTGCTAATAGCACATTTACATCGATTTCAAATACCGACATTCAAACAATTCGTGATATTGCCGAAGGTAATAGTGATACACCTCAATACGCAATCGATCGTTGGAATGATGTTATTTCTCCAAGCATTAAGCAGCAGGTATGGTTTAGAAACTATCCTAACTTGTACGAATATCAAAATAGCTATGAGTACTATGACTCTGGTATGAAGATTCAGGATAGTGATTTCTATCAAGAATATTCTTATCAAATCAAATCGACTTTGGGCAGACGAGAATATGAGCGGCTATTAAAAGAAAATGTACACTTAGCCGGTACAAAAATGTTTGGTGATTTCCAATACACCGCATTGACAGGATCACCACCTAAAGTCAAGTTCCTCAGACTTATGAATAGTATTACAGCTGGTAGTCCTCTTGATGAAGCACCAGTAACAGGCTTGACTGCGGATATTGTTAACTATTATGTAGATGCTACAATTCCTACGGCAGACCACGAGCCACCTGGCACCGGCTTGCCGGCAATTGGAACGACGTCTGGTCCACAATTAACGCTAAGAAGAAACTGGAGTCAAGGATTCCACGATTATACAGTAGAAGTAGGAATGCCGTCGGTTGGTGTTGAGCCATATCCTGTTGCTATCCTATTACATGGTAATGGCGGCAGCGCAAATAGTATGGTACAATCGTTTGCTTCGACTCTGCCGGGCCACATACTCATTGGAATCGATGGTTACGAGCAATCATGGAATGTTACTAATGAAGTATCGAAAGGACCAGACATTCAGATGTTGAGAGATATGGTCGATCAACTGAAAGTCTATCGAAATGTCGATGCTACTAAGATTCGAATTGTCGGTGTGTCAAACGGTGGTGCATTAGCACTCAGAGCTTCTGTCGAAATATCTGACCTCGCTGTCGATACAATCGCTTGTTTGATTTCACAAGCTCATGTTGATCAATATAGAGGCGGTAATTTCTATTATCCATCGAATCATAATTTAACTGGCAGCGCTTATGCAAATGCAGGATACGATACACTACAAGGTGTCATACCACAAAGAAAGATCTTGCAGATGAATGGTTCACTTGATGTAACTGTTCCTTATGCAGGTGGAGCGGGTGTAGCTAGTACAACATTCCTCAGTGCTGCAGACTCAGCTTATGCATTGGGTCAGAAGCAAGGATGGGCTCAGGCACAACTAGCAAATGGAACAACATACGGTACAGAAAGTGTTATCATAGAATACGATGACGTTGTTTTCTTAACAGACACGGTTGGACATACAGTTTCGGCTGATATGGAAAATCTCTTGAACAAGTTCTTGGAAGACAACTATAACACAAATTACTAATGCAATATAAATATCTAAATTAAATTTTTAGGAAACGAACGCTATGGCAAAGCAAATTATCAACATTGGAACAGTACCAAATGACGGGACAGGCGATCCTTTACGTTCCTCGTTTGATAAGGTCAATGATAACTTCAACGAAATCTATGGTGCCTTAGGTGGAAATAGTCCACCCGACATCGTCAATAGTGATGGCGAGCTTGAATTAACAAGCGTAGGAAATAAGATTTCTTTCTATTATAACACAGAAGAAAATCTATTTAACGTAGATCCTGCTACATATCATGGTTGTATTGGACACGCCCACGATACTGGAAAGCTTTACTATGCCCACGGCGGTCGATGGAATGCTTTACTTGTCGATAATGCTAACAACGACGTCCAAAACTATACTGACGCACTCGGTGGTTTCGTTTATGCCACCAACTATACACAATCAGAATCTCCTAACTATTTGCTTCAGACGAATGGAGATGGTACTTATCGATGGGTTGATCCAGCGGATGCAACCGGTGAGGTCGATAATCTCTCAGAACTTGAAGACGTAAGTTTTACAAATCTTCAAGCTAATCAAATTATTCAATATAATGGCACTAACTGGATTAACGTTCCTACGCCAAGTGGTGGCGGTAGCGGTAATACTGTTTCGTTTACTACGGCCGATGTTGATACACACCTTAATACGAGCTCAGCGCAAACAAATCAAGTATTGCAATGGAGTGGCTCAGATTATCAATGGACAGCATTATCGAGTGGTGGTAATTACGGAGACGGGGATGTAGATACTCATCTTAATACATCAAGCGCATCGAATGATCAGGTTCTATCGTGGACCGGTACAGATTATGCCTGGGTTAATAATAGCGGTAGTGGTGGCGGTGCTGCAACGAGAGCTACACAAGTTAGAACAGCTTCTTCACTTGCAGATAACGCTCAGGCTAATATCGACTTTAATGCTTTGGGAGAATCTTATGCTTTGCTTAAAGTTCAAACAAACAACGCGGCCTGGATAAGAATTTATACCGATGACGCAGCAAGAACTGCAGACCAGAATAGAGCACAAGGTGATGACCCCTCTGATGGTGATGGTGTAGTTGCTGAAATGATTTCTTCTGGATCAACAGTATTTAAAATTGCCCCTGGCGTAATTGGTTGGACAGATGGCCAGACAACTGTTCCAGTAAGAGTAAAAAATCTCAGCGGCGGAACTACTAGTATCGATGTTACTATTACCGCATTAGTATTAGAGTCGTAAAATGGATAAATCACCCTACAGAGTTGAACTTGTACCAGGCACAGACGAAGCGGCGTTCCTCGAAACGGGCGACGCAGCTAATCTGGATCTTAATACTAACCTCAATAACTTCGACAATTGGGTTATACTCAACCTTACAGAAGAAGAGGCAACGACGTTACAAGAAAGCACTAACGTTGTTTCTGTAGAAAAATCAGAGGATCCAATACCCTTTTCGTACAATGTTACTGAATTTCAAAAATACGCCAGTTTTAGAGCAAGTATTAACCTCGACGGTGGTGCATACGTTAATTCTT